GCGTTTTCTGCGTTCCTTACTGCCGCCCAATATGCCTGTTCTTTCTGTTTCCTTGCATCTATAAGTGCTTGGTTTTCTTCCCATTGAGCCTGTTTTTCTGCTGCTTGGTCTGCCCAATATGCTCTATCTATATCTACTTCTTCTTTTTCTAATGTATCTCTATCTTTCCAACCTTCTTCTTCAGTTATCCCTTGTGCTTCAGCTTTTGCCGCCGCTTCTCGTATAAAATCTATATAATCTTCTATATTCTCCGTTCCTGCCAATCCACCCGCTTTTATTATTTTTGCAAATGGCCATACTAAGGGGTTTAATTTTATAGAAGCGTCCAGCTTTGCGTTCGCCATATCTACTAACTCCATTCGCTCCTCTACCATTCTTAGGGCTTTTACTGGGTTCATAGTTCCATAGCCTACTTTCTGTTCTACATCTCTCACGAACATACTTGTCGTCCCTATAACATTATCTATCGCCGCCCAATCTGTTAATATATCTACTCCCGAAACAGTTAAACCAATGCTACCTATGGACGCCGCTAGTTTTGTTACGCTCATTTTATTAACTGCATTATTTAGTTCTTTATCAATTAGTTTTCTTTCCAATATTTTCGCAATATTGCTTTGAGGTTTGTTGAACATTTGGGCTATCCTATTTATAGTTTTTAATTCTGTTCTTAATGCTATTTTTGACATTATCCCTTTACTATCCCAAAACCTTTTAAGTCCTGCTACTCCACCGCCACCCATAAAACTAGTTGCGAATTGGGCTGCGTCTGTACTTGTTATTGGCGCTGCCATTCCCCCGTGCTGTGCTAGCCAAGCGGGGTCTTGCATCTGCTCCGGAGTTGGTTGCCCTTCTCCTTCTATCCCCTCTTCTATCCCCTGCGAAGCTAAATCTTGAGTTACCGGCGGGGCTTGACCTGGTGCAAAACCTGGTTGTTGTAATCCTGGTGCTGGACTTGGAAATCCCCCTGTCCCACCTGTTGGTGCTCCACTTATAGGTGGCTGAAATGCTCCACCTGTTGGTTGTTGTGGTAAATTTGGTTGAGAAACACTTGGTATTGATATAGTGCCACCACCACCTGACGGAGTGAAACCTGTATCTGCTTCAGCTAGTTCGCCCATATATCCTGAAATTTGTTCGCTCTCTGTTGGCTCTGCTCCACCACCTACTAAATTATTCCAAATGTTGGATATTGTATCCCATATTGGGCTCATTGTCCTACCCCCGCAGTTGTTTCGTTTGGTTGTGTTGACATATCTCCGTCCTTTTTATTATCGCTTAACATTTCATTTTCTAAACTTGCTGGGAATTCTAAATTTATTAAAAGTCCTAGTTGTTGCCCAACACTTTCCTCAATATATAGTTGTTCTTCCTCTATTGTTTGTTGGAAAGCTAAATAAGCTATTTTACTGCTAGCTTCTGTTAGTGATTTACTCCCACCTACAATTATATCCGGAACTCCTGTTGCTTGAAAAAAGTAATTGTTTAAACTCTCAATCCAAGGCAGAGGGTTTAATGTTGCGTTAGACGCTACTGCCTGCATATCTAGTTCTACTGCTCCCTTAGGAATAAATAGATTTTCTCCTTTGTCAGTTGCTTTGTCAGCTTTAGCTTTAAATTCTGATATTTTGTCTGCGTCATCTGTATCTAAATGGAATACTGTTATTGGTTTGACGTGTCTGTGCATCAATATTCTCATATCAGACATAGCTTCATTTCTCATTAAAATTATTTCTTCAACTGCGTCAATTAAACTCTCTCCGTGCATTTCATCTGCTACCCTATTTCTACTTAAATGGAATATATCTATTGGTTTGAATTTCTTTAAATTTTTATTTATTTTCCCAACCTGTTCGTATCTTATGATTAATCCTTTAGTATTCATAATTATAGTAATTGTGCTAGGGTCTAAAGGTTTTATATTTACCATAGCCCCTTCATCGTCTCTAATAATTTCGGCGTAACTATCTCCACCTATATTATATGTTCTAATCATATTTTCTAATATTGTGTTGAAAGTGTCTTTCCCATTTCCTTTAATTATGTCTAAAGTCAAGGTAGACATTTCGTCAGCAATAAAACCTTTACCAACTGTCCACGTAGCTTTGGCGTCAATCGCAGCTTTTAATTCGGGAATTTTCTTATAGTATCCTAACTGTTGTGCCCAATCAGAATTAATATATTCTGTTTCTTTCTGTCCAGTTGCTCCGTCTGTTTGTACAGGATCAACTGAATAACTTGTGCCTGTTCCGCTTAAGTTTCCGTATTCTGTTCCTGATATATTTGTTTCTGCCATTTTTATTCATTAATCCTAAAAGGAATTTGAAGAGTAAATGTTGTGAAAGCAGTCGGGTCAGTAGAAGGGTTTATTCCGTTTCCCCCTGCATCTCTATTCATAGGGTCTATACCTATTTGATAAAGAACTCCACTACCACTCGTAGTAAATTCTAATTCTACTCTTAATTGGTCGCCTACTCTAAATTTAGTTCTTGGTAAATTATGAAAAGCATTGACATAAAAGGTTTCTTGATCATTACCCCCATTCGTAAAGTCCTGCGAGTTCCAAACATCTCCTATTTGTGTGCTTGTGCTTCCGTCATAATGATAAAATGTTAAGTTTATATTCGTAGTTCTTTCGGCATACGCAAATATTTTATGACAAAAGTTGCTGATTGTAGTCCCCTCTAAAACTTTAGGTCTATTAAAAATTCCCGTATAAAAATTATAAGTTCCAACATCTAGTTTTCTATCAACAGAATAGTTTTGTTCTTTTCCTATTACATAATCCTTTCCAGAGGCATCTTCTGAAGAATATAAATAATATTTTACCATACCGAAACCGGATTCTATATCTTCATACGGATATGATGCTATTGCGCCCTGTCCGCCTTCTATTAAAACCATTGTCCTAAATCTAACTCCTTATTTATATTTGGTAAAAGTCCTTCTCTCCTTTGGTCAAAATCCCAAGCCAAACCCGACCTAATCATTTCTTCGCTGATTGTTACTCCACCTGCAAATATGTCTCCGAGTAGTCTGCCCCATTTCTCTGTCCTGCTCTTTGGGTCTATTAAAATATCTACTGTTTGACCTTCAACTAATTCTTGTAAATGTGATTTGGCTCTGTCTCCGCCTTCCATATTTAGTTCTGGAGCGTCAATATTTCTTAATCTCATTGGAAATTTAAAATCTCTTTCTTCCCATTCTAAAGTAACTGTATCCCCGTCGTGAACTTTAACAACTACTGCTCTAAAATCTTCCATAATCTGTTTATGTGGACTATCAAAATAGAATTCTGCCATTTGGTTATTGCTTAGTTCCGGAAATTTATCAAAATCATGCCCCATTTATGAAGTCCTGTGCTTTTTTATCTCTCAAGATTGCTATTGCTCTAAGTGCTCCGTCTCTTAATACGTTAATCATATTTTCCGCTTCTCCTCTTGAAGTATACCCACCCATATCGTATTGAATAACATATATAGCCGCTAAATTACTAGCTGCTTCTTTAAGAATTCCTTTTACATCTGTGTTTAAACTTGAATAGTCGTCTGAAAAGTTATATCTACATAAAGAATTTATGAGACTTTCTGACTGCATTACAAAATCATTGATATATTCTTCTACGTTTGCTGTTGTGCTAGCCCCGTCTCCAGTTTTTCTTTGAACTTCTGCCGTTGTACAAAATATTCCACTGTCTGCCATATTACCGGTTTAAAGCCACTCTCAAATGGCCGATTGCTTTCGTCAGTTCTTGAGTTGCTAGAACTTTAGCTTCTGCGTCAATAGAAACCTTTAAAGTTTTCTCATTTCCTTCATTATCTTTAACTTTTACATCTCCCATATTTCTTATTTAGCATATCCATATATTTAAATGTTTGTCTTTTATGCACCAAGCAGCCCGAACTAGGGCTTCTGTGATATGTGAGTAGTTTCCGAAGATTTTTAAGTTCCTATTGTCAGTATATTCGTATTGTATTGACTTTAGAGAGAGGAAGATATCGTTATTTTTCTCTAACGAGATCAGTCCGGTCTCCATTAATTTTAGTAAATTGTTGTATAAATCCTCTTTTAGTAGCTTTTTCTTTCTTTTTTCTTCATTATCTATACTTCTACTAGCGTTATTTATAGGAATTACCTTTCTTTTAGTCTGTGGGTCGTCTAGCAGAGGGTCAAAAACTCCTACACCCATACCCCCGTCATCAATGTAGATTTTCTTATAGTTATACTTCTTGTCAGCGATTTTAATCCTATCAACAGTGTCAGTCAGACGTTTCTTTTTGGTTATTTCCATTTCTACCTGTTGTAGTCTTTCCTTATTTATTCTTTTTAGTGTGAATAGAACAGTTTCATCTTCTCCCAGTCTTGCAACATCTACCCCTAGAAAATTATCTCCTCTATTTGTTGGCGTGATTTTTCGTTCCATAACTTTATTAATTAATTCAGTTGGAAAGAATTGTCTTAAATCCTCTACTATCGCACCGATATATTCTTGAGCGAACTGTCTCTTAGTCATTCGTTTTTCTTCTCTTTCTATATGCATAATGGCTTTGTCTCTTTGTATTTGTGTCCAAGTTTTACATATTTTACGAGTTTTAATCACTTCCATAGAAGATATTGAAAATCTCTTGTAGGTATTGAAAGCATCGTCCCGATTTTCTACTACATCAGCAAAATATCCGTCGGGACCCGCTGGAGTAGATAGTAGAGTAGTATTTCCCCCAGTAGTTAGAAGCATTGGAGTTACTGCGCTCCAAACTTCGTCAGGTATTCTTGACGCTTCATCTGCATAAAGTTCGTGAACTGTTAGAAAACGTATACCTAAACCGCTTACTCCGGTTGGTAAACAGTAAATAACGACCCCATTCTTTAGTTTTATTCGTGTTTTTGTGGGTCTATCCTTCCCTTTACATATCATTTTAGGGTTAGTATTTGCTATATATGTCAGTGTTTTATCAAAAAGAGCATACGCTTGTCGTTCTGTTGGAGCGATCATAAGAATATTTATGTTTTTATTCTTTATCGCTTTCTCTCCAGCGTCCATACCACAGATGACAGATTTCCCTACCTGTCTACCGCAACAGAGAACTCTATCCCCCCCAGTCTCTAGGAATTCCTTTTGCCATTTGTCCAGTAGCATTATTCCACCACGAAATAGACCTTATAAGGTCCGTTGAGTTCTTTATTTTCTTCTAATATGTCTTTAGTTTGTTTCTCTGTGTAGTTATTCGGTTTCGCTTGAATTAGTTTTATTACTCTGTTCTCTATATCAATAGCAATCACGTCAAACGGAGAGTGAGAACCCGCTGTTCTCTGTGCGATAGTATATCCTGTGTCCTTATGTTGCTTTACTATCTTATATTCCTTTCTTCTCCCCTTGATATAGTTAGCGTTCGGCATTTTTTTTCTCTAGTTCTTCTAGTTTTTGTAGCGATTGTTCGGCTTTATCTTTGAAAAATTGCATCTTTCTATATAGATTTAACTTGTTATCATATTCTTTTAACCCCAATTCTGCCAACTCCATAGCTATTCCTACTCTTATTGATTCTGTGAAGCTTATGTGATGCTCCTTTGCTAAGAGAAAAAATTCAGGACTAACTGTTACTGAAGTTGTTATTCTACCTTTTCCTTTTGGTCTTGCCATAGTTTATATATATATATACTTTTTTATATAAATATATACCTATATGTTTTATATATATATAATATGTATATTTTTCATACCTATACTACTACTAAAAAGGTTTAATATATATATATACTTTTACTAATATGACAATAGAAGCTCTCTACTACTATAATAGATTTTCAGACCTTGATTTCCAGTGGAAAAAGGGTCATTTTTTTACCAAAAAACACCAAAAAAACACTAAAAAACACAAAAAAGGATCATAAAATATCCTTTTTTACTAAAAAAACAGACTTTTTTACCTAATTTCCCCCCCTTTTTACCATTATTTTCTACTGATTTGGTGATATTTTAAAATTTTTCTGTGGGTATCAGGACATACAAATAACAAAAACACTTTATAACCGCTACTATTGGAAATATGCTCTCACGCCCACGCAGTGGGTGGGCGAGCGAAGCGAGCCCATATATACGCCCCCCTATGGGGGGTTGGGGGGAGTATCAATTAGTATAACGCAAACAATAGATAGCTAAGCCTAGCAGGCTATGCCTGTGGCTTACTAAGCTATTGTTTACATATCAATTCTTCCTATTTAGGCGTATTCAAAGTTATGCTTGTTCTACGAAGGATAGCCTAAAGCTTAAGGAACGAGCTCCTTGACGTAGAGACCCGTAGGGTAGGAAGGTTATTTCTATCTCTTTCGCACGCATAAACTCGGGGGGGTATTAAGAAATGCTCATAAAATGCTACGCATTTTATAGATAGCTAGGCTTTTAAGTCT